AGGTGTTTACCAATTTTAAACTTAGTTCGCGCTGGTCTGTATTTTGGTTTGTTCTTGAGTTGAGAAGGATGAGCACCGTAGAGTTTTAGCCACTCATTGTGAGCGGCTAATCTCTCTGCTTTAGTAGTTTTTCTCATGCAAGTTGCTTGAGTTTACCAGAGTTCCAAGCTGTAGAAGCTGGTACACGAATAAACCGTTTGTTAGTTGCATTTTTATTAGGGTTAGGAATAGTGACCATAACTTTCTTACCTGCACGGTGTGCTTTAAGTTGATTAAGAATACGGTCAGGCGATGCCAAGTAGTCTTGACGAAGCTCTTTTAGAATAGAGCTACTCACAGTGCTGTGAATACCTTTTGAAGTTTGGCTTTTGCGTAGGCGTTTCTTTCCCATAGGTCTCTCCTTTTTGAATATATCTTAATATACAAAATAAAAGAGCTATAGGCAAGTTAATAGTTAATATGTTTAGTAGGATCTAAGGATTGTCGTTCAATCCAAGAAAGTATAAAAGCTCTTACAGAACTTATATTTGTAGTAAGATTATACTTAGTTATTAATTTATTATATTCTTCTTCAAATGTATAGTAATCAGTACTTAAAAGATTCTCTATATTAACAATGTAATTAGCATGCTGTATATATAGATTGTGATTTTTAACTCTAATTTTAGCTTGAAAGTCTCTGTGTTCGGCCTGGAATACATTAAAATATCTTTTATTTAAAAAATTATCAGAGGCATAACAGTAAATATAATTTTTTTGAGGACAAGTACCTTTACATATTAAATCAACGTCCCTAAGAGCATCATAGAAAAGTATGTGTGAAGAATCATCTTTAATAAATTTACGTACATAAGGTGTAATCATGCGAAAAGAGTAGTGAGGCATACCATGTGCTGAGTGTAAATAATAACTATCAGGTAATCCAATATCAGGATTTTCTCTTCTTAATGTTATAGGATTATTAGGAAACTGAATAGGATCAGTAATATCATGATCATCATGATTTAACCAATCAGTAGTCCAATATACTTCTTTATGGGATTGTAATATTCTAGTTAGAGCACCGCCTGCTCCTCCTTGAAAATATATAATACCTATTAACTTTTTACTCATTACTATTTTTTACTTGATACTATTTTTTACTTGATATTGAGTACTCAGTTCGTAGCTCTATAAAGCTACTTATAAAATCTTTACCTTCAAATAGCTGTTCACAATTTAAACATTCAATTATATCTAGAGGTACAACTTTTCCTGATTGTATCCATACCTCACTTGGGGTATTACACACAGGACAGTTAGTCTTTGCTCTGTAGACAAACATTTTCTAATTTTTTCCGATAGTCATTCATAGAATGATCTCTTGCTCCATCAAAAAGTTGACCTTTTTTCCAAGCTGTCATTCTACCTCTAAACTGATCTTTAATTCTTTGCCAAGGAGTCATTTTACGAATATTACCATGATAATTTATATAATGTAACTTACCACAATGTTTATACATCATAAGAGCAAAAGGAAGTTTAGTAACAATATCATTATTATTTACAAAACGATAATGTTTAACACCGTCTTTTGCTAACTGTTTAACAAAATCTCTATTACCTACTCTTGGCGATCCAAAAGTATAAAGTTCATGTGCATCTATTCTACTTGCACACAGAGTAGCAAGTGCAGCACCGAGCGAATGCCCGGTGCATACAACTTTTGTTGGTTCTTCTAAATTAATATCTTGAGTTTCAAGATAGTGTTCAATATCTAAAAAAACTTTATCTAATGCTTCTACAAAACCATAGTGTACTAAACCTTTTTCTTTACTCGGTTTACGCCATGCTTTGAGATCTGCTAATACATCTGTTATTTGTGTAGGTTCAGTGCCTCGGAAACATATAACTAATTGATTGTCTTGTTGTGGGGGAATAATCATGACTTGAGTATCTCCTTTATCAATCCAATGAAAGTTATCATAACCCATCTGACTAAGTTTAATTTTAAGGCCTTCTTTAGGTAGATATACCATAGAAGCGAACCGTGCCATTAAAGATGCATTTTCAAACATTACTTTTTCTTTTTCTTCATAATTGCTGCCTGCAATGCGGGTGGCAATTTCTTTTGGGCAGCAGATAGTTTTCCGCCCATAGCTTTATCACCAGGTTTAGCTGGCTTGTCCTTACCTTTACCGCCCATTTTTTCTTTTAGAAAAGCAGGCATCTTACCTTTTGCTTTGGCTGGTTTCCCTTTAGCCATTTTTTTCATTGGTTTTTTCATTATTTTTTATTCCATATCTGCCAAAGAATAGCTAAAGCAGCTAAGCCTACTAATCCTTGGTCACTAAAGTTTGCTAACAGTCCTAAGATATTCCCAGTTACTGCGACGTTAGGCCAGAATGGTATGTTCATACCATTAAATAGTATTTCAAGTACGATTCCTAACCCAATTAGGCTAACTCCTGCATTTGCAAGACCTGCAGCCCAATCTTTAATTTTATTTAATACTTCCATATTATTCTCCTTTTAGTCAGAATGTAGTTTAATTAAAAAATTAATTTGTATACTCAGTTATACTAATAGTACCATTTTGCCCGTTATTAGCTGTTATAAAAGAACATTTAGGAGGAAGTGTTCCAGGCTTTACATACAATACAGTACCTGCAGGTATAAGTGTGTCATTACGAGTACATGTACCTTTTCCATCTGCCCAATGTAAAGCATTTCCACTAACCTCTAGTCTATATACTTTAAGGTCTGAGGTTTCTAAACTAGTAAATTGTGCAATATCATTAGTAGTAGTGAGTGTACGTGATAGTGCAGCATTATTTAGATCAAAACACGGAAAACCTCTTTCAAATAGTTTAGTCATTAGCTATCAAATTCAGTCAGGTTAACTTTTGAATTATTACCTGAACTAGCATTTATAAATGCAGGAGTAACTCCTATATCTGTTGTCGCAAAATACTCTTGATGTCCTGCAGGGATAAAAAAGCTATCTCCTGTAGCAGTACCATCCATTGTAAAGTGACAAGCATGCCCATCTGCTGCAACTCTAATTACTTTTGTAGTAGCAAGTATAGCAGTTATTGGTGTAGAGTTATTATTAGTAGCCGTAACAGTTACTGCATTTGCAGTAGATAAGTTAAAACAGGGAAAACCTCTTTCAAATAGTTTAGTCATTATTTTCTCCTCTTAGCCTTTGCTTTAGCAGTTTTACTAAGGTCTTTATAGTGTACCAACGGTACAGCAGTTTTACTCATTTTAGTTCCAGACATTACTGTGCCGTCTTTATGCTTGTGCATTTTACCTTTATACTCAGTACCATCTTTTTTATAGTGTGGGACGCCCTTCATTTGCTCTTTCCTCTTTTCTTTTTTGTAAAAGTTTTTACATTTGTAGGTTTTCCGCCTGCATTACCTGCTGCTCTTTTTCGTTTAACTGCGCTACGAATCTCTGAAGCTGTCATTCGATTAGCTGTAGCACGAGGTACACATTTAGGATATTTACCTTTTTTAGAAGTCTTTCTGCCACAAGGCTGAAAACTGCCATCTTTTTTTGGTGCACCAATATTAACCCAGTCGCCTTTAGATCCTTTTCCAAACCACGCTGTTAGCCCACCTTTAGGTTTAGCCATTATCTATAACCGCCGCCGCGCGATTTATATGTTCTCACTAACCAACCATTAGCGTAGGCAGAAGGATAGACAGCAAATTTACGCTTAGCTTCTGATTTAACACTTGCATATAGTTTCGGATTAGTAGGTTTTGCACCTTTTTTCTTAGCTGGTTTTTTAGCCATTATTTTCTCCTCTTAGCTGTTATCTTTTTTTGTTGGTTTATAAATTTTCTATAAACATTTGCTGCGGAAACTTTACCCATTTCTCGTGCTCTTTGTTCCATAGCTATTGCTGCTTGCGTTTTATGCGCATGACTTTTGCTAGAACCTTTAATTTTAGCGACAGAAGCCACAGCGTCTTTAACTTTAGCAAAACCCAAATTTTTAATAGTACCTTTAGGATTTTCATCTGTATACAAATCAGAGTGCTTTTTTGAATTAGCCTTCTGTCCTTTCTTTCTAGGAATACGGGGAGCCATTA